AAGGTGAACCATAAGTATCACCTGTTTGTGCTAAGTTACCATGCGGACTAGAGCCAGTTGCTGCTTGGTTGCCTGTAAATTCGGCATAACCAGCATCTGGAAGTACAGGCATGATCATAGTAGCGGTATTCATAGGAATTTCTCTAAATAGTGGAGCAAGAATTAATTCATTCTGAATATCTCTTTCTACATTTTGAGAAACTTCTTGTTCGAAATCTGCTGAAGATACAGCAACACCTGACATGGCGTTAACTTTTTCCATTACGCCTTGTGCGAATTTTGTTTCATATCCGCGTCCAGTTGCTTTTCCTAGCATAAATGCATCGTCAATATCTTGTGCGTGGGCTTCTTTCCAGTCTGTACTACCTTTAGTAGCAAAAACTCTTTTTGACTCACGAATATTAACAATTTCTTCAGATTTTTCGGCAAGTTCGGCTTTCAGTTCTTCAACAACAGTTTCTAAGTTAGAATAGTCTTTAGAAACACGATCTTCTAGATCAGACATTAAACGCTCTGCTCCTTCAGTTCCTGCTTTGACTATGCTTTCAACTTCAGCTTTCTTCTCTTGAATTAGCGCATCTTGTGCTTCTGCTTCGTCAGCGGCTGCTTTAGCCTCTGCATCTGTTTTAGCCTGCTTTTCAGCTTGTGCCATTGCAATTTCAGTAGCAGTTTTCTTCGCTACTTCTTTTGCAAATTCTTCAAGGTTGAAATCTTTTTCATTATTTTCTGACATTTCCGTTTCCTTGATTACAGTCTGATTGACTGTTTCTTCTGGTGAATCTATGTCACTAGACTGACCAGTATGTTTGACAAAGTCTTTCTTCCAATTCTCATATTCATTTTCAGAATCGAAAGATTTAGCTACAGAAAAAGTTGCCGCTTGATTGGCGGGTACGGATACCACACTAATCTCAAAAAGCTCTGCATCTTTAATACTGTAACCGTCGGTTTCCTCCATATAATCAGCGTCCTTGACTCGGAAACCAACGCTAAATGCGCCAAGTACACCTTCTTTAACTAGATCATTAATTTTTCCTGCTGACTTAGATATTTTCCCTTTTATCTTTAATCCTCTTTCGTCAACACCTAACTCAGTTGTTTTACCGATAGGATTATGATAATCGTGGTTAAAAAGGATAATGGGATTATTTTCATAATTACCTATGCCACCTTTAGCCCAAGCTGTAGGATCAATTATATCACCTGCTCTATCTTGGTCATTGGTACTGGCATAGCCTTTTATGTTAATGCTTCCATCTTCATTTTCATCTAATGCTTTAAAATTTGACGTTAAGTTAAATATTTTATTCATTTACTTCCCCTTTTTTGCAACTTTAGCTTTCGCTTTTGCTGCAGGCTTAGGTGCTGGAACAGGCTTAGTAGCTTGTTCGTATTCCTTTGGAAAATTCACCTTAATTAATTGAATCAATCTAGCCCAAGAACCAGTCATTTTTCTAACTGCTCTTGCTCTATGTGGAGTATCGCTTTCAGCCATATACTCTTTCATATTCATAATTTTACCTTTTTTGGCAAAATACTCAGCCATTGATTTTACTATTTTTTTCTGTCTAGTCATTTTCTTCGTCCTCTGAAGGTCTTCCACCTTCACTTGGATTTGCTGCACTTCCTGCTATATTTGCTGGAACTCGCAGTTCATCGTTTCCTTCTATGCCTTCCATTCTCATGGACTCTCTAGCTTCGTTTGGAGTTATAATTCCTGAATTCACTAAAGTGGCATAGTACGCGGCTTTATCTTGTAGCTCTGGTTGTAAGGCTGGGATATTACTTACATCTTCTAGTAAGTCGAATCCAAAGAACCTTTCAAATGCGTAGTTAATTTTTCTAACTATAGGTAGTACAGTTTCTAAGTAATACAATCTATGGTTAGGTCTAATATTAGCGTTATTACCGCTATCTAAAAGCAAAGGAGGTATTCCTAATGCTTGTAAAATTATTTTTTCGTTAGCTTCAATACTTGGTTGAAAGTCTAAATCTTTAAAACTTACTTGTGTCAAATTTGATACTTCTAGTCCGCCATCTAATATTAGTGGTCGTCTTCCGCCTGTATTTGGATTATATCTGACTCGCCAAGCTGCTAACATTCTTTCCTTTATTTTTTCGCTAAGAGTATTTGGACTTTTAAGTACTAAT